GGTAGTGGATGTATTCTCTTAGAGATTAACCTATCAGTTTCCTTATCATCCTCAAACATGAAGAGAGTTGGAAGTGGAATCATTAGAGGCTCTTCAGGATTATCTGAAGTAAAGTAAACTCCAGTAATCATAGGCCTTGCTAATCTATCTTTATTAGCCCAAAGCAATCTAAATGTTTCTGGACTAATCACTACATCTGAGTCTACCCAGAGTAGCCAATCTGCTTTATTTGAATCGTACCAGTGGTTAATCAGTCTATCCCGTTGTCTAGCAATTTGATTGCCTTGACTGCGGATTGTAGATACGAACTTGATTCCTGATTGGAGTAACACATCGGTTACCCCAAGCATGAATAATCCGTCTACATTTCCGTTATCGCACCAGGCTAGAGATACCGTTTCCTGCTTTTGTCCCATTTATTATTTCCCCTGTTTTCATGTCCTTGCGAAGTTTGACGCTTCCGTCTTTTCTCATAATGAGAATCATGCCATCCTTAATTAGAGACTTGTTAAATCCATCATGTCTCTTGCGCTGTCCCGATGACATTACTTTTTCTTAGGTGTCTTGTTAATGTACTTTCCACCCTTAAGTTGGTCAGAACGAGTACCTTTTTTACCTTTAGTAACTGCAGCACCAACTTCTTTTATTTGACGCTTTAGATTCCATCTAGCACGAGTATCATTATCTACAAGAGTCTGTAATTGTTTAGATCCAGGTTGAGCACCTTGACCTCTTTGGAAGCCAGCCTTTTGGTCAGTCCAGAAAGCAGTATTAACATCACGAACTTCTCTAGCAACTGTTCCTACACGACCTGCAATAGATGATAGGAAGTTTGGATTCTGACGTGACTTATCACTACCAGATGAACGAGACATATTTGCCATTATTTTTTCTTTCTACGAGTTACAACTATTTTACCATTCTTTTCAGATACTTTCATACCTGCAGATTCGGTCTGTCTTTTAAGTTGACTATACTTTTGAGCAACAGTTAGTTTTGCCTTAGGCATTACTTCTTCTTACCCATTTTCTTCATCTTCTTCATGACCATTTTCTTACCTGTCTTCTTGGCTTCTTTTTTAGCCATGGCCATTCCTTTTGCTGAATATGAGTATTCTTTCATTCCTACTTTTGGCATTAGATTAGTCCTTTTCCTGGTTCGTCGGCTTTAAACGCTTTGCCGAAGTGATTTGATGCAGCAACTGCCGCCTTGATGTCTTTCATTTGAGTAGATGCAGGTTGGATACCTTGAGCACGAGCATCACGGTAAGCCTGCAACTCCCCGTCCCACTTCTTGGTTGACATCGTGGTGCGAGTAGAAGCCTCACCAGGACTCAATTGTAAAGCGGAAATCTTGCAACCAAAACATCCTTCAACTTCTACTGGATGTGTTCTCTGTCTATGTAATGACATATATCCCCTGTTATACGGTTTCTGTTGTTACAGTATACCCTGCTGCTTCTAATGACGCTTTTTCAGCAAGAGTAACTTCATACTTACTTCCACCTAGATAGTAGGCTTCTGCTGCATTTAGTTCATCAATGTAAGGATATCTAGCCTGACGATAAACGCCGTTTTCTTTAATAACACTTATACCACGTCTTAACTTATATCTGATATGTAACTTGTTATATCCCGCTGGACCCTCTTCAATATAAGGTGTCTCAAAGTAGTACTTTGTTGTTGGCATTTGTCTCCTTAAATAAGTTTACAGATAGGGCTAAAGTTTCCCTTAGCCCCACCTATCTAATTACTTAGACTAGGCTGCTGGACGAACTGCTGATGCAGTTTGTACACGCCATAGTGCATCTGAACGGTATAGGTTCCATCCAAGTACGCCGTACCATCCGATTGGACGTAGACGCATTAACTTGTCTGTAACTGGACCGATAACTGTGTGTGGCTCTTCAGCAACAGCCTCAGCAAGTGCCTGTTGACCCATGATAAATGTGTCGTAGACGCGAGTCTGAGTTGTGCCTGAACCTGCACCAGCCTGTGAGTTAGGTAGACGTGGAGACTCGATGAAAGCAACGCCTTCAAAAGTTCCAATCTCACCAGCATAAATACCTGCTGGATTTACGTACTCTGCAGGTTGACGCCATGAAGCAGTTCCAGTCTCAGCACGAAGATCGTGTGAAACTTCTGGGTGGATGTATGAAGCAAATAGGCTTCCACGACGTGGAACTACGTTTGCTGCACGCATCTTCGCTACTACGTAACGGATGTCTTTTGCCTTAAGAGTATCAGTTGCAGATACACCAGTAACAGCAGCAGTTGAAATTGCTCCTGCGATCTCACGGATAACTTGTGTTCCGCCAGCAAGAACTGCACGGACAACTAGATCTAGAGAATCGTTCATGTTGTAAGCAACGATGTTAGCAAGTGCTGGCTCTACATCAGCAAGGCTGAATAGGTCCAACTTGCGAGTTGAAATGATTGAGTTACCGTACTCATTTAGAGTAACAGCAACAGTTGTTGTAGCAGGTACTGCTACTGCATCTACGTCACTGGTTTCAGTTAGTGTAGATGTCTTAACTGCCAAGTCGTTATAAACTTGGAACAGTACGCTTGAACCAGCGTGGGTCTGTGATACAGGCTTCTTATCAGCCACAGCACGGAATGACGGTACGGAACGAAGAGCGAACTCTACGAGACGGTCATACGCCTGTGTTACAAGGTTAGCACCGACCACTGTGCCTGCTTGCCCTGAAGGCAAGGCGGCCGAGGTATATAAATCTGGCATTTAAGCAGATCCTTTCGGTTAGTTTGAAATTACTACGATTTTGAACCGTAGATTAGGTTTAGAATATCTTCGGCAGATTCAGCAGACTGAATTCTTATGCTCATGTCTTCTGCTTTGTCGGGGGATAAAGCCCCAGTTGTTACATTATCCATTTGTCGCAGAGATGCGACATCCTTAGAATCTATCTCTTTCTTTGGTTGTAGTTGAATACCGAATACATCAGCATTCTGCTCTAACCAACCTGAGATCGCTTCCTCAGAAGCATCTAAGTCATTTGGTATGAATGTGGCAACCTTTGGGTTTACGCCACGGGATGCAAATACATCCTTCAAAACCCGCTCTCTTTGGGACTTGGTGAGTTCTCCTAGGGAGGACTCCAGTTCCTTGCTTCGTCTTTGCTCCACCTTTAAGGCTTTGCGTAGTTTCTTTACAAGGTCTGTATCAGAATCAAATGTTGCCATATCGACATCATCTTCCTCTTCATTTTCATCCCAGTAGTTTTCGCGGTTGTTGCTCATAGCAACCTCTCCCTTTTCTTAGTAGTTGGCGTACGCCTCAATATAGATAGGGGCATTTATATTGGCTCGTACTATCGGTCTAATACGCCGCATGGGGCCGATGGATCCATGTCGGGATTCTAGTTAGATTGCTCCTAATGTACTTCCAGTACTTAGGCTTTGAGAAGTCGTTCCTGCCTGACCTTGGAAACTTCTAGCAGCCAATTCAGCAAGTCTCTTACGCCGTTCTGATTCAAGTCCTTTAAACTGTTCTGCCTCAAGTTCTGCCTGAATGCTTTGCTTGGTAGCACCACGAGCACGTTCAAAAATACCAGCATACTTAGTCATAGGCTCTAGTGTTCCTGCAATGGTTTCATAACCCTTAGAGGCTAATGCAGTTACATCTGCTTCAGAAAGATTTTGTGCAGTTAATGCAGCACCATACTGTTCAGCAGTTGCCTTATTAAATTCTACTCCCAAAGCAGGGTTGGCTCTACGAACTGCCTCTATTGCAAAGGCTGCTGTATTGATATTCTGTTTCATTTTCTCAGTACCAACATTTGCATCCATATAGAAATCTGTAAGATCCTGAGCACCGCTAATAAAGTTAAGTTTTTGTAGAGTATCAACAATTGCAGGATCTGCAGAGATAGCCTTTAAACGAGCAGTATTAGCAAGCATATCTAAATCAGCAACACTTCGTCTATTTTTTAAATACTTTTGAATATACTCTTGGCTAACGAATTTATCGCTAACTCCGTACTTATCCCTTACGCCCTTATATCCCTCAACAGCGTTAAACAATTCAGATGCACTATACTTAGCATTATCTGCCAAAGCATCGTTGTAAAAACCATAAGATGAGTAGAATGGAGAACTCAATACAGTTCCCTTTTTGGTTGTATAAGTCTTAGTGTTTAAATAGATATCAATAGCAGAATCTGCATCTATGCCATCTTTTAATAAATCAGTTAGGAATGTAACAGAACTATCTACTAGGCTAGAAGGAAATCCTCTACCAAGAAGCATAGCCTTAATAACCTGTACATCGGTAGTACCTACTACAGTCTCTTCTTCTTGACCATAGGAAGGATTTGGCTCAAAGCCAGTAGACCCATCACTATAGATTAAATCGTATCCAATTACTTTACCTTTTGAATCATACTTGGCTATACGGCTAACTAATGTTTTACTAGTACCACCTTGTGCTCCAGCAAGAGCATCTATTCTTTTACCTGCTGCTGCTAATTGATCTAATATTGCTTGAGCATCTGCTGCCATTTGTTCACGTGATTTAGGTGCAGGTATTTTAGAACCAGAAGGTTTTGTACTAGACTTTGGAGTTACTACGGACTTGGCTGCTGCAATAGATGCAGGGCTACCATAAAGATTAATAGTT